AAAAGAAGACATGGTCAAGATCAGTATGACCTATGATCAAGCAGAGGGCGAGTGGTGGCAGTACCGCCAACGCGTTGCCCGTATCGAACAAGCCCACGATGCAGGAGTATGGAACCCCAAGCCATCACCGCTGTGTCCGTGGTGTCCTGTAAAAACGTGTGAACATCATCCCAAACATTAGGAGTAAATCATGGCTAAGTCAAGTGCAGAAAAGTTAGCGTACAACACCAAGTACGAATCAAGTCCGGCGCAAGTTAAGAAACGCGAAGAGCGTAACAAAGCTAGAGCGATTGAGATGCGAGCTGGTAAGGTTAAAAAAGGCGATAACAAGGAGGTCGATCATATCAAGATGCTCGATGCAGGGGGTAAGAACGTAAAGAAGAACTTGCGTGTAGTGCCTGAGAAAGTCAACAGAAGTTGGAGAGACGAGCACGGCAAACAGTACGGTAAAAATAAATAAATAAATAAAAAAGAGAGAGCAAATGCAAATAGTAGAAGACAAAGCGCTGGTCTTTCGTACGCGAAATCCAGCCAAATACAACATCATCCCTAAACATAAGATACTCAGCGAAGACAAAGGCACTTACGAGATCGCAGTTTATTGGGGACTAGACGAGGCAAGAGTCTTAAAGAACCTTGGTGTGAAGAGTGTGCCCTCCCCCATCGAACGCAAATACAACTGGCCCGGTCGTTTCAAACCAATGGCGCACCAAATCGAGACAGCGGCTTTCCTCACTTTGCACAAACGTGCGTTTGTATTCTCTGAACCCGGCACAGGCAAGACATTATCAGCGCTGTGGGCTGCTGACTATTTGATGAAGCGTGGTGAGATAAGACGTTGTTTAATTCTTTGCCCATTGTCGATCATGCAGTCTGCGTGGCTTAGTGACATGAATAACAGCATCATTCATCGCTCTGCCATTGTCGCGCACCACGCCCAGGCTACCCGCAGGATTGAGATGATTCAACAAGACTATGAGTTTGTTATCACAAACTACGAAGGTCTTAATCTTATTGCAAACGAGATCAACAGCAACGATAAGTTTGATTTAGTGATTGTGGACGAAGCCAACGCGTATAAGTCTGTGAGCACCAAGAGATGGAAGTCTTTGAAATCCATCATCAAACCCAACACACATCTTTGGATGATGACAGGCACACCTGCATCGCAGTCGCCTGTGGATGCCTACGGTCTAGCCAGGCTCGTGAACCCTACCAATGTGCCTATGTTCTTCACAGGATGGAGAGACAAGGTTATGAACAAAGTCACCATGTATAAATGGGCTCCCAAAGCAGAGGCAAAGCAGTTGGTACACGAGGCGCTACAACCGGCGATCAGGTTCACCAAAGATCAATGTCTTGATTTACCGCCCGTACTTACGATGACCCGCGAAGTGCCACTAACACCACAACAAGCAAAGTACTACAACTTGCTCAAAGAGCAAATGCTTGTGCAAGCTGCTGGAGAAACAATTAGTGCAGTCAATGCCGCCGCTAGTGTTAGCAAGCTACTACAAATCAGTTGTGGTGCGGCTTATACAGACGACAAGGAAGTGATTGAGTTTGATTCAGCGCCAAGGCTTAACGTGCTAGAAGAGATACTTGAGGAGACAGAACGCAAGGTCATTATTTTTGCCATGTTCAGGTCTACGATTGATACGATCTACAACCATTTACTCAAGCGCAACATCACGGCTGAATTTATCAATGGCACAGTTACCCCACCCAAACGCGCAGATATTATTAGGAGATTCCAAAATGAGGATAACCCTAGGGTACTGGTCATGCAACCCCAAGCAACCGCGCATGGGATAACACTAACAAGGGCGGACACGGTGGTGTTCTATGGTCCTCTAATGAGCGTAGAGCAGTACACGCAAGCTATTGCTAGGGCTGACCGCAAGGGGCAGAACTCTGACAAGGTGACCGTGATACATATCCAAGGCAGTCCAATCGAGAAGAAGATGTTCAAGGCTTTGGAATCGAAAGTGAGTGATAACTTACTTATTACGCAGATGTTTGAGAATGAAATTATTTATGCAAAAGGAGGTGAAACACCATAAAAATGTGTGTAGAATGTCTAACGCTTGACAACAAAACATAAGGAGAAAGCAATGGAAGAAAGCAACGTACCCATCGACAGATTGGTAAAAATTTATCGTAAGATAAAAGAAAAAATTGATACTCTTACCCAAGAGTATGACACGCAGGTTGAAACTCTGAAGGCACAGCAAGACGAGATTAAATTTGCGCTTAAAGACATGATGAAGTCCGATGGCACAACATCATTGAAAACGAGCTATGGTACGGTTAGTTTGATTACCAAGACCCGTTACTCAACCAACGACTGGGATTCGTTCAAGCGATTTATCGTAGAACACGATGCAGTTGATTTGTTAGAGAAGCGTGTGGCACAAACTAACATGGCTCAGTTTCTCCAAGAAAATCCTGGAGCCGTACCCCCAGGCTTGAATTCGATGACCGAGTTTGAGATTCGCGTAACTAAACCCACTAAATGAAAGTAACGAAACTATGTCTAATATAACGACCTTCAATTCCGCACAAGTACCTGCATTCGCACAAACTGGTGAACTATCCGACACCGCAAAAGCCCTCATCGGTGGAGCCCTCGGTAGCACAACCAAACGCATCTCAATCAAAGGTGGAGTATTCCGCTTGGTTTCTGGTGGTAAGGAGATGGCTTCAATCGAAGACCGTCACCTCGATGTGATCATCGTCAAAGCCGCCCCTAAAGTGAGCCGAGTGTTCTATGCTGCCAAGTATGATGCCGAGAATGTAACAGGTCCAGACTGCTGGTCTAACGATGGTGAGGTGCCTGATGCAAGCGCACAAAATAAACAGTCTGCGACATGTATGAGTTGCAAGAACAACGTTGCCGGGTCAGGGCAGGGTAATAGCCGTGCTTGCCGTTATCAACAACGTCTAGCCGTTGTACTCGAGAACAACCCATCAGGGGACATTCTTCAGTTAACACTACCTGCAACTTCGATCTTTGGTAAGGAAGACGGAGACAAGCGCCCCCTACAAGCATTCGTACGGCACCTAGCCCTTGCATCCCCACCTGTGGATGTTGAGAAGATCGTGACACGTATGAAGTTTGATATGAAGTCGGAGAGCCCAAAGCTCCTATTCGCTCCTGTTCGTTGGCTAACCGCTGAAGAATATGCAGTCACTAGAGAGCAAGGTGAGTCTAGAGAAGCATCAAGCGCAGTTAACATGACGGTTGCCCAGGTCGATGGTGTGAAAGCAAAATCGACTCCAGTCCTAGCAGGGAAACCCCCTGTACCTGAGGACGACGAAGATGAGACAATAGCTCCCCCACCCAAGGCTAGGAAAGCCAAAGCGGAACCCACAGCCGAAGCCGACGAGGAGCCAGAAATTCGCAAGGAGACAAAGGTTAGTTCCGTCCCTGCGAAGAAAAGCAAACTCGCTGACATCGTGTCCGATTGGGATGATGAGTAATTAAACAGGGGGGCTTATGCCCCCATCAAAACAATGCCATACTCAGACAAAATAGCAAACCTCGTAGCCCACGCTCCGCGTGGCCCCGGCAATACGCTTGGGCGTTGGGCTATTCATCTTGACTTCCCTGTGACCAAAATCGCTTATGTTCTTGGTGTTACTCGTCAGACCGTGTACAACTGGTTTGAAGGTAAAGACGTATTTGTGGCGTATCAAAACAGGGTAGAACTTTTAACAAAAATAATGTCAACCTCAAAGACGGCTGACGAAGCATGGAGAAGAATATGCAAGGAATACAACCTCGATCCCTCAGTAACCAAGAACTGATTAGGTACATAGCAATGTGGCTAGACAAACCAGAAGGCATGCCCATATCGTGGCAAACAGAATTGCTACGCAGATACATAGCGCTTGCTCCTACAGTAACACACGCTTACCCCCAAGACGGTCAGCTCGATCTTTTTAAATAACCCGAAGGAATTTGTATGGAACCGCTTGAATTCATGGCGGCGGTTCTACCGCCACCGGGTAATGGACGGTATTGCGTTGTAGAACTAACTAAGAAGAAAGAACATGTTTATGTTGAAACATTGGAGGAAGTGCAAACTAAGCTAGATACATGGAATAAAAACAACTACGATATTTACTTTGCGCTTGGCACATTCGGGGATAAAAATTCTAGAGTGAAAGGCAACGTGCAAAATGTAAAATGTATTGCGGTGGATGTGGACTGTAACCATCCCGAAGACATACCTGATCCAGTTACAAAGAAGATCAAGCCCAAAGCCTACGCTTCTGCTCAAGAAGCGGTAACAGCAATCATTAATTTTTCTGATGACGTTGGCTTAAGCGATCTTGGCAAGCCTTGGCTTGTTGCATCTGGGGGTGGTGTACACGCATACTGGCCTTTAAAAGAAGCAGTCCCTATCAACGAATGGGAGCCTG